TTCCGATGTCTGCCAGCGCATCCAGGCGGTCCATGCCCTGGAGGTCCGGGAGGTCGTCGATGCGGTCGAGCGTCTTCCCCATGTACTCACTGAGCTTGTCCAGTGCTTGGGCTGCCTCAGACTCGGCACCTGTAGTCTCGAGCCACCGTCCGGCGAACGGGTAGATGGAGTTGGGCACGTCACTGAAGTCGCCTCTGCTGAACACACGCTCGAAGTTCTTGGCCAGGCTGGGCATGTTCTCCGCGAGCCACTTCACATACGCAGGGTCATACTGCCGCCACTCATCGGCGCGTTCCATCGTTACACCAATGGCGTGCTGGACACGCTGGGTGGCCTTGTTGAGTGCAACCTCGACGTCCAGCATGCCGTTCTTTCTGAGATGCGCAAAGTCGTTCTCATAAGACATGATGGCGTCACGGATCGAGGTATGCAGCTCGGCCATTGAGCCGGCGGCCACCGTCTTCTCAGGCGAGTTCACACGTACTGCAGCAAGGATGTCCCCCTGCAGTGCATCTTCGGGAACTCCCTTGGCAATCATTGCATCGAGTTCCTTCGCACGATTGATTGCCTCTTTGATTCTGCCCTCAGCAAGGACACGCTCAGCTGTGTCTTCCTTCCAGCTCTTGGCAGTATTATGCAAATCATCGAGAGGTTGCATAGCATGTGCCACGAGGTTCTCGAAGTCGTCGTCCCACATGCTGCCGTGGACATGCTGGGTCAGGTCAGTCAACTGGCGTTCGAGCTCGGCCCGGAACTGCTCGACCTTTGGGTGGGTGGTCTTTATCTGTGCCTCCTCGATGAGGCGCATGGCGTTGTCCCACATACCCGAGGTTCGCTCCAGGGGCGACATGCTGGCCGGGAGTTCCTCATGGAGCAGGCCGCGCTCCATGAGCTCCAGCTCAACAGCCTGGGCATCCTTGCCATGCCACCGGTCCATCGTCTCCTCAAACCGGTCCATGATGTCGCCTACTTCACGCACAAGGTCGTCGCGCTCACGGGCGCCCTCCGCCACGGTGCGGTAGACGTCATCCTCTGTCGCGTACTCACTGAGCATCCTCTTGTAGGCCTTGAGGTCGATAGGAGCCCCGCGAATGGTTTGGTCCAGCTTACGGGCAGCGTCGGCGCCTTCCCAGTTGGAGGTCTTGTGTACCCGAAGCAGGTCGTGGATCTTCAGGGCCTCGTCTGGGTTCTCGGCGGCAGCCTTGGACGCAGAGGCAAGGAGAGTACGGATCTGCCGCACCTCAGCCGAGTTGCCAGGGCCGAACATGCTGGAGAGATCCTCGGTGAAGTCGAGGTCGATCATCGCCTGGTAATGCCCATGGAACCGGCGGCGCATGACCTCGTAGGGGTCAGTGACCACACGGTTACCGAGGCCGGCACGCTCCATGGTCTTGACGTAGTCGTCCCAAGTTTCCACACCACGGGCCTCGGCGTACTTGCCGAGTGACGGTCCGGTGAAGGTGCCCCGTTGGGGGAACATGTGGCGGACACGATCGAGCTCGCCCTTGGCGAAGTCGCCGGTGCGTGGGAAGTACCGCCCCTTCCACTTCTTGAAGCGGCCCTTGTCGAGGAGCTGGTACATCATCTCGACCGCGCCCATCGAGTCGGCCGCCTTGTGCCAGTTGTCCAAGATCTTGTCGGCGTTGTCAATACCAGCTGCCTTGGCCTGCGCAAACCAGGCGGTGCGGGCCAGGCCCTCTTCACTGTTGTCCTCGACCGCCCGGGCGAACGCCTCCCACAGTGGGCGGTTCCGCCGGAGTGACATGTTGCGCACGATCTTGTCGCCGAGGATGTGCCCGGCCATCTCGTTGGCCAGGGCCTCGCTGGACTGCAAGCGCATCCAGTTCTCGGCGGCCCGTTTCTTGTAGCCAGGGAGTACGTTTGCCAAGTAGGGGACGCGATTGAAGATCTTGTAGATGTCATCACGGAGGGCCCTGCCGCCCTCGACTACCGCCCGCGCACGCCCCGATTGTGGCAAACTGCCATCGAGCACGTGCAAGGCCCTCCGCATTCCATCGCTCAGTGCCACGTCCAACTTGACAGGCACACTGATTCCAAGCGCCCCGAACAAGGGCTTCCAGCTTGCACCGCGCTTGAGGAACGCGCCTTCTGGTGCTGCCTCCACCAGCCGGTAGCCAGCCTCGCGTTGCAGGAGGCCAGCCGTCTTGAGGTGGATCAGGTCGTCGCTCTGTGAGAGCATGTGGGAGTTGCGCCCGATGAATTCGGAGAACTCTCCGCTCTTGCCGATCTTGACCATTGTGGCCATGGGGCCCTCTTTGGCCAGGTCGGCTCCCACACGGCCAGCCCACTCCTTGAGAAGCGCCTGTTGGTTCTCGGCCAACAGCTTGCGCCCAGTCTCGGTCAGGTACTCGAGGGTGCCCTCACGAGTGTACACAGAGGCCGCCCCCCAGGCGCCAGGCATGATCCAGTTGAGAGGATCGCTTGCAAGATCCAGGGCGAAGCCGGCCACCGAACGAAAGCTGGGATCAAAGCGGGCACCGATCCATGTGTTCTTCCAGCCTGGGACGATGTCGTGGAGATGACCCAGCTCGCCGACACCGTTCTGCTCGAGGAGCTGGCTCCAAGTTTCACGGTCACCCTGGCCGATGATCTCGCGCCATACCCGGCCGAGTGCGTACTCTCCCGGCTTGCCGCTGCCGAGCATCGTGTCAGCGAACCCAGTCACTGCGTAGAGAGGACGAGACACATAGTCGACAGTCTTGTAGAATGCGTTCTCAACGGCGTCTGGGATCAGCCCCTGGTCGTGTTTGTCCTTGGTCTTGGCGAGCGCACGCAGCTGGCCGTACCGCTGGAACATGGCTTCGTCGCCACCCATCTTGCCGTAGATCGTGTGCTCACCAGAGAACCAACTCACGGCGTTTCAACTCCCCCAGGAATGAATGTTGGCGCCTTGCGGCTTCTCGTCGAGTCCGGCGTCGCCCCGCTTGTCTGGTTGTAGGTGTCCGCCTTGAGGTACTTGAACGGGCCTCGGTCACCAACGAGGTAGCTGGTGATGGTTTGCATCAGGGCGGCCCCTTCATCTGTCAACTTGTCAACCGGGTTCTTGTGTGGAATGGGAGTGCCGACGCCGTTGGGGGTCGCGTCGTAGTACTCCTGCAGGGTAGACACCCCGTCCTTCTGGATGAGCTCGACCGCGTGCTGGTAGGCCTGGTCTAGACGTTGGAGCACTTGGTGCTTCGTCGCGTCGTTCATCGCCGCGCCTTCGATGGTGATCTTCATCTGCTTGTAGGACTCTGCCAGGTCCTTCTGGTCGGTGGTGATGCCGATCGGGCCACCATCCTTCGCGACCTTCTGGCCCGTGTCATTCGTGTCCATGACCAAGTTGCGGCCGCCGAGCCAATGGTTGACCGTCTGGTTGATGAGGTCCCCCTCCGCGCTCTTCTGGAAGGAGGCCAGCTGGTTGGGCTCGAACTTCTCACCGTCGCCTCGCATGCCGGCGATTCGCTCCCTAGAGCCCTGGTCATTCCGTTCGCGCATGAAGGAGGCCGTGGCGCTTGCCTTGGCCTCATCGATTTGGGCCCGGACCCTGGTCACGTCGGCCATGGCCTGCTGGAGCAGTGTTGCCCTGTAGGCCGCCTGGGACTCGCCCTCGGCCCGGAGCTTCTCTGTGGCCAGTGAGTTATCCATGTTGGTCTTGGCGGCCGTGGCGTAGCCCTTCTGGACGTCAGCGCCCTGCCCCATCAAACCAAGACCGAGCCGCGTGAGCACACTTGGCTGATAGTTCAACGAGCCAGGACCAGATACCTCGGGCGCGTGCTGGCTGTCGATCAAGGACTGGAGCTTCTCGATCTGGGCGTTCACTCGCGCCTCGGCTGGGCCGAGGTTCTTGTCGAGCCGGGACTGGAACTCCTCGAGGCTGAACCCTGGTCCAGCCCCCGGATTTCGATTCGTAAAACCCTTGCCCATGGACTGTACCTCCTGCATTCGTGACAGGCTATCCTCGAACGCCGCCTGAAACTCTGCGGCAGACCGGTGTGCGCTACCAATTGCGCCCTTACCGGTGTTCAGGTTGACAACGGACTCCCACCTTCGCGCTGCCGCTCGGCTCATGGCCGCCACGTCGCCCTGCTCCATCGCCTTGAGCCCGCCTCGACTGGCAATCAGGGCGAGGGCCGCCAGGTCCTGTTCCCGAGGATCGTTCCAGCTTCCATCCTCGAAGTACCCAGCCTTCTTCAGGTCCTTGTAGGTCGGGTAGGTGATCTGGTAGGGCCCGGCGGCAGTCATGTACTTCCCGCCGCGCTTCCAGAACATGCTATCCGCCGCGCCACTGTAGACCTCCCAAGGATGCTCGTTGATCCCTGGGTCAGTCTGTTGGTGGAGGCCACTCGAGTCCTTCGGACTCACTACGGTCCACATGCCATTCTCTGGCTGATCCTCGGTGCCCTCCATCATCCTGATGGTACGAAGAAAGGCCTGAATCTCTGGCTTGTCCACCAGAGTTTCGAGCTCTTCCCGTGTACCAGTCATACGTGGCATTGCCTACTACCCCAGTCTCAGGTTCTTGGCCAGGTAGTCGAGGATCTTGGCCTTCGTAGAGCCCCCCTGACTCCATGGATCACCGCCGAAGGCCACCGCCGTAGAGCCACCAACTTGGAGAGCCTTGAGCAGGTTGTCGAATCCGCTGGTGTACTGCACCGGAGGTAGCGACCCCCACATGCTGGCCTGCATACCCTGGCTCTTGAGGGCCCTGTCCATCATGTCCTTGTACATCTCGTCGCGCATCGTGCTGGCTTTGAACTGCGAGCCAAGAGCAAGCGCCCGTGAGATGCCAGGCGAGAGGGCCGAAGCTGTATTCCCCCCAAGGAGACGACGATACTCGGAGGCGACGCCTCGACCCTCTGCCTGCGCCGACATGCCCATCTGGTCGATGAGATCTTGAATCATGCTGCTGTCGAAGAACGAATGCGCCGCAGAGCTGATAGCATTGGGGCTGAGCAGTCGCTCGACAGCAGACATGTTCTCGAGCTGGTCCTGCCTTGTCTTGTCGCCAGAATCCCAGAAGCTCATTGTCCTACCTCCTTGATCACCAGGGCCGGGTTGCCATCGCTGTCCTTCCCGACTGTCAAGCGCACTGGCGTGCCCTCATCGTTCCGAAGTATGAGTTCACGGGTGGCAGCAGAGAGTGCGCCCAGCGAGCGTCCGTTGATGTACATCTCCAGTGCTGCGATCCGCGCCTGCACCTGGGTGTCATTTGGCATCTTGCCCCTCCTCGATCTCACAAAGGATCTGGATTGGCCCGATCCCAGTCCCTTCGTCACCACCCACCTCGATCTCGAGTTGCAACACGTGAGCTGCCTCGAAGTGGACGGCCGAATGGGCCTGGGGGCGGTCTGCAACCCCACTCAAAGATACTGTCTCCTCGTTCCAATCACCATCCTCGTCGTCACACCGCCGGCCCCGGATAGTCAAATTGGTGTAGATGGCCCCGGAGGACTTAGTGGCCAGGAGTTTCGCATCCATGGTGGCCCGGGGGCTGGTGTGCTGGTAGAGCATGTCGGTGCCAAACTGGCCAGTAGCCAGGGTGCCTGTAGAGGAGCCGTCCCCAGCTGCCACTTCGGCAATCACGCTCTTCCCATTCTTGACACCCAACAGGAACACACGCTCCGGGCCCTCGGTTGAGCCGGTCGTGGCCGAGACCACGTGCATCCCGACAGGAGTTGGGCCCATTACCGTCATCCTGCCGTCTTTCAACAGGGTCTCATGGTAGTAGAACTCCCAGAGGCGGGACTCAGTTTCGCCCGGCTCATAGAGGAGCAGACGGTAACGGGCCACATCGTTGACGAGAACGACGTTTCTGAGGTTGTCGATACCGTATTGCGTGAAGGCAGTAGCCACTGACCAGTCGGGGCAAGCATCGATCCATCCGGTGCCGTCCGTCATGATCAACGACTGTTCGCTGAGCCACGTCCCGAAGATGCCCTTGCTACCACTGAACGCTGTGTGTCCCCGCCTCGCTGGCACACCGTGGTTCGTGGAGATGATGCTCTGCTCGGGCCCAGAGATCGAGGCGCCTTCTTGGAGCAGGAAGTTGAGGCGCTGGACACCAGACTTCGTCATGATCAGGAGCTTGTCATCCACCCGGAGTAGACTCTGCACAGCGTCATTCTGAGCAGTAGTTGCGATGCCAGTTAGGAAGACGTCAGGCTCGTAGTCTGGATAGCCACGGTAGGTATACCCGAGCGAGTCGGCATGATCCATGATCAGCACGTCGCCCCAGAACTCCGAGTTGACATAGGGTCGCGGCGGGCGCTGGAGTTCGGTACTGAGGAGCAGGCCCTGCTTTGAGAAGTCGACGTAGGGGAACTTCACAACCGGATCAAACGAGTAGGTGTTCTGGTCTGCCCAGCTAGTCTCGGTAATTGCCACCTGGGCAATACGACCACCTACCGGAGGCCGCTCATTGGCTAGCAAAGCAAGGTGTTCATCCCTGACATTCGTGTCGAAGTCTGAACTGTCCGTAAGGATCCTGAGCACATTGCTGCTGCTACCAGTAAGGAAACTATCCTTGATGTCCAGAATCGTTTGGCCCACATGATGTCGGTAGATCCGGTAGTGCGTGGCAGTGGCGTTCACAACTCCCAGCGCAGACAAATCAATAAAGGGCACGGGGAACGTGCCATACGAGGCTAGGGTATACCCATCCGGGTAGATCTGATCGTAGTCGAATGCTGTCCACACATTGGGTAGATAGTCTCCATAGTTCGCGCTATTTGGGTCTTCGTCTTTGTACAAGCGGACTTTGCCCTCGAAAGACCATGACGTGGTTGCGTCGTTCCCTATGTGACGCCCAGACCGTAGTAGGTCTTTGTCAGCCAGTTGCTGCTTTCGCAGGTAGAACGCGCCGTATGCAACGATTGGTGATTCGACATCGTTGGTTTCATCGTATTCTGTCACGAAGTAGTGGACAATGTCGTCTTTGTTCCACGTAGGACCATTCACCGAATTGTCGCTACCGTATTGCGGGATACTCCACGTTTCAAATCCACTGCCGGGCACCCAAGGATAACCAAGGCCATGCTTGGGATACTCAAGTGGGTCTTCCTCTGTGGAGGAGTACGAGGTGTACTTCTCGGGGATGCGATACAGCACTTCGTCCCACACGGTCCCGGTTCTATAGTCATCGTCGATGCCACGGTTGAACCCGAGAGTGAACATGCCATGCCGGCGGATGGCTGGGCCCTCACTGATGATGAGGTTTACCACACCATTGCCAAGGTAGTACTCGTTGCCACGTCGTTTGCAAGACACACGAGAGAACTCTCCACCATAGGAATCACCAAGCTGAGTCCAGCTGGACAGGTCATTCACGTTGGCAAGGTAGAGCTTCATCGTGGTGAAGGTGACGGTATGATGCGACCCGAATGGGTTCGTGATGCTCGCGGTCTGCGAGGTCACTGCCAACAGCTGGTCTGCAGATTCCTCGAAGCCAAGGTAGAATACGTCAACGAGTTCCCCGGTAAGCGGAGTCTCAGTGAAGAGATCTTTCGTTCGCAGGTGCAGCTGAACCTTGTCACCGTGGCGCAACTCGAAGTCCGACGCTGAGGCGAGCTCACCCGGTTCGAGGACCTCTGGGTTCCGCACGGTGACGACTCCAGAGGTCAAGCCGATGTTGGTCCACTGTCTCATTGTACGTCGTAGTCGATTTGGATGGTGATGGTTGTGTTGGTCGGCCAGGTGCTACCACTCTGAATGGCGACGAATACGAACTGGTTGGCAGTCACACTCGTCGAGACCGACAGTGCTGCCTCGTACAGAGAGCTGGCAGAAAGCTCGCCAGTGTCAAGGATGAGCGACCCGATGCCTGTGCCAGCGCCGGGTGGGGTGCTGGTCGACGTCGGCAGCGAACTGTGTTGGTACAACCCAAGGATGACGTCAGGAGTACCAACGGCACCGAACACGTGGGCGTAGGTCTTAACCCCGGTGATGGTGATTGGCACATCAGGCTTGAGTGCCAAGAGGGCATTAGGTCCGCTGCCAGACAGAACTGACTCGAGACCTCCCGCAGCGGACATTGGCATGGTGACAAGGATCGACCGATGTTTGCCGGCATTGCCCAGGTCGATGTCCTCGTCGGGTAGGGTGTAACTGCGGTTGGCCGAGAGGGTGCTGGAGACCAAGGCTCCGTAGTAGGAGCCAGACTTCACGCGCAGCGTCTGGAACTGGCAAGCGCCTGTGAAGGTCTGATCGCAGTAGAGTCCTGCCAGACGCTCGGGGTCGCTTGATCCATCCGGCAACTCGAAGTCCTTGTCTGCTGCCAAGGCAGCTGCAAGCTGCAGCCGAAACTTGTAGACGCCAGACTTGTAGTAGGTCGAGTCGGGATCGAGTGCGCCGGCCAAGAAGTTGCCAGTTGCTGTGTCGCCAAAGGATTGGCCACTTGAAAGCTGGAAGGGCGAGGTGGAGCTGACTCTCAACACGTCACCGAGTAGACCACCGGTCGTGCCAGTGATGTTGGACAGATCGGCCAGGTCGACGTCACCTAGGGACCCAACGGGGACCCAGACCGTGTAGCTTCCCTCAGTCACAGCGAGGAGCACGATGCCAGCATTGTCGGCCAGGGGCACGGAGTTCGCTGAGAGGATGTCACCATCGGACGATGGAATGGTGGTGGCAAGTAGGCCAACGGCATAGCCGGCCCGGTTGACCACGTAGATCATTCGGCCGAGTCTGGGATACGTGATGTTGCTGATGATTGTGGCCGAGCTGTCATCGAGTTCCACCACCTGGGTATCGTCGTCGATGGTAGAACTGCCTGCCCCAGTGATTGACTCGACTGCAAGCGCCGGGCCAGGATTCACTGGAATGCCGAACTGCTTGAAGCCTGCGGTCAGGCCCCCACCGGAGACGTAAAGGTCAAGTGCCCTCTCGTCGAAGTAACCTTCGATGGTTCCGCCGCCGGAGATGCTGATGCTGCTGGCCGGGGTACCGCTGGTGTCTCGAGGATTTGCGTACATGGTCGCGACAGTAGTCGAGATGATACGGTCGCCGGCTACCGGCAAGGTGCTCGGTGTGGTGTCGACAGTGACTGCCCAGATGCTGGGTGTGCCGGTCTCGACGATCGTGGCGATTGTACAAGAGATGTCAGTGTCGGAGCCATCGGCTACCTGCCAAAGCTGCAGAGAGTCACCTACCTGCAACCCGCCCGGGTCCTTGACAATACCAGCCACCCCAGACCAACTGACAACGGTAGCCCCTGCTGGGTAGAGTGCTGCGATGGTGCCGGCTCCCGGGGTAGCCACAGCATTGGACGCGGCCGAGTTGTACAGCCCGACCGTATGGATCAGCTTCTTCCGTCCGCTCACTAGCTACCTCCGCTTGAGCAGGACTTGCATCCTGACATGAGTATCAGCTTGCTGCGAGCCCATCGTCCGTATGTTCCCAACATCCCACCGGAACTTCGCAAACCAAGCACGGGTATCTGGGTGCGACGCGCCCTTGCGGTCGGCACTGATATAGTATCTCGCGTAGTCCTTGAGGGGCAACTCGAGTTCCGCCGGGCCGAGGACTCCAGTGTTGTCGTTCTCCGGCCTGGCAATGCGCTTGCGGAACAGGACGCGGGCAGTCGGTGCGACGCCGATTGCTGCAGCATCGGGGGTCCAGAGCAGAGTCACAGTCGCGTCGCCCTGGATGTTCCTGGCAGTCCACGCCTCCGGGATGCCCCGGGTAGAGCGTGGAAGGTAGGCAGCCAACGACTGTTGGTACGGCATGCTCTCGAGGTAGCGAATCTGTTCGTCGTTCTCATCGAGTAGGACGATCTCCTGCACGGAGAATACGGAAGACCCAACACTGTACTCCGCTGTGTCGGCCACAAGTGGCAGGTCAACCGAGTCCTCAGTGGTGAACACGAATGTGCCCAGAGAGTTGAGCTGGCGTACACCTTCTGCCAAACCATCCTTGGCCAGCTGCAGGCCAGAGGATGAGTTCCTCAACCCGAACGTCCCCGCCGCACTCTTCGCCAAGTTGTGCCAACTGTCGGTGAAAACATCCGACGAGGACTCGAGTGCCGTGTCAAGCAGAAGGCCCATGCCAGCTACGTACTCTGTGCTCATTGCGACGCCACCCAACTTTTGAAGGAATCACCACTCTTGCGTCGGTTCGTGGCCTCGGTCACCTGTGACTCGCCGAGCCACTCCTTGACCTCGTCGCTCTCCCTGATGACGCCATGAACAAGCATGGCGTACAAGGCGCGGCGCCAACCGATATACCTGAGACGCTTGATTGGGGTACGATCGACAGGCCGTTGTCGCCCGTACACTCGCCTGACCAGTCCGACCTCCCGGGCCTGATCGTATGGCGAAAGGACTCTGGGCTGTTGTTCGATTACGTCGTCCTCTGGCAGTTCGCCGCGCCGGACGTTCCACCATTGGCCGAGTGCTGGGGTATCACCAAACATCACGGTGCATACGTCGGGAGGGAGCCCGACGTGGGCCCCCTCCTTCTCGAAAATGAACTCCACCGCTTTCGTTGCTGATTCACGAACGATCCGCTCGAAGTCCTCGAAGAGCATCGACTCGTGCCGTCCGTCCGGGGCTGAATCCATGGCTACGCCTTTCCGGTAGGGTTCCACTTCGGGCCATAGGGTTTGTCCACAGTGCCCTCGGACGCATTCCCTCGGTCGATCTTCGTTCCCTTCGGAAGGGGCGGACGATCAGCGGGGGCTGCACCGGGGACCTTGAGGACCGTTCCGTTGCTACCAGCCATTCAGATCACCTCCTACAGCTGGGGAGAAGGAATCCACACGAGCTTGTTGGCAACATCGCCCGCGAAGGCGCCGGCCGAGAAGTCCATGGCCAGCGTTGCCTCTTCGCCCGCCGGAGTGAAGGTGTTCACTTGGAACCCACTCCAGTAGAGCTGCGGATTCAGGGTCTCATGCTCCTGCACGTAGAACGCATCGGGAGCAAACGCGAAGCACATGTCCATGGTCGCCGAAGCCGACGGACCACCCGACGCGCCACCCGCAATCGAGGGCAGGTGGTCACACTCGATGACCTCGCATCCCAGCACATGGCCGATCGAGTGGTTCTCATAGGCCTCTTCCATGCCCATCGAGTCGGACTCGAAGCTGAGCTGGAAGTTGGTCCCATCAGACCGCAGGTTGGTCATCAGCTGGTAAGAGACATCGGGAGTGACTACGACTGCAAACCGATTGCTCAGGTTGTCGAAGCCAGGATTCTGCTTGTTCCGCAGCTGCCGTCGAATGGCGGCCAGGGTCGAAGGAATCCACGTGTTGTCGCCGTCGAGACTACCATAGGCGGTCCCGGTGTTGGACGGATCCTGATACATGACTTCCGAAGAGCTCGGATCGAGCAGGGTCGTTCCGCCCGAAGCGTAGTCGCTGTAGAGCAGGCACAGCCAGATCTCCAGCTCCTCTTCGGTCTGGGCACAACCGACCATCAGGAACTCGGCTGCACGCTCGAGGTACTTGCGCAGGGTCGCCGTAGCGGCGAACACCTTCGACACACCGTACACGTCCATGTAGTAGTTCAGTTCTCCATAGTACTTGGAGAACGCGAGCTTACGGACGGTCGGCATGGTGCGCTCGGCCTCGCTGGCGCTACCGTACCCAGACTCCACACCACCGAGGTCCACCTTCGTAGCGTTCTGAACGCCGTTGGTGATGGTCGGTGCGTAGATGGTCGTGCCTCGGTAACCGGGCTGCAGCGCGAGCGAGCCGAACTGCCGGAGCACGTACCGCTTGTAGCGGCTGCGCTCGGCGACCTCTCGCAGGTACTGGCCGATTACGGTGTTTGCGGTTTGCCCCGCCAGATTGGTAAATGCACCAGCCGGCAGAGACGAACCTTGGATACTCATTGTCTACCTCCCACGAGCCGCCGTATTCTGCGTGTAGTACCGGTTCCCCTGGTTGTCCTGATCAAGCATGGTGTCGAGTAGGACTCTGATGCTTTGCAGATCAGCAGGGTTCTTGGAGTGGACCGCAGAACGGATGGCTCCTTCGTCTAGGGCTTGCTGAGCCGGCGTCATGCCTGGGGACGGTGCCCCAGCCACGGGCCGTTCGATGTGCGGCATTACCATCTGACGTGGCTGCGGGGTGGGTACTCCACCCGGCTCACCTGGCCCGACCGTTCCTGCCATCCGCGCAAGGCGCACTTTCTGCGCCGCGTTCGCATTCCTCCAGAGCTCTCCCAGTTCGGGATCCTGGCTCATGCGCTGCTCCACTTCGGGCCCAATCCCCTGCGCGGCGAGCTGGGCCTGTTCCTCCTTGGCGTCGATCCTTCCAATCACTTCCTGCAGCACCTGCCCTACTGCGTGAAGAGTCTGCTCTTGCAAGTTATACTGAATTCGCGCTCCGGCAACATAGTCGGGGTTCTCCGAGTTCTGCTGCCAGTTCGGGTCGGCTGCGGCCATCCTCTGCTGGAACCGGGCCTCGGCTGCCTTCTGCTGCTCCTCGAACGAGGGGGCCCGCTCTTCTTCCGGGACCTTCTTCCGCAGCTCGCCAATCTCCCGATCCCGCTCTCCGAGCCGCTCGTTCATGCCCTTGACCTGGGCCTGGAGCTCCTCGTAGGTAGGGGGCTGCTGGGCCTGAGACGGGTCCGTAGGGGCCTCGGCTGCTCCTGCTCCCTCTTCACCGTGGGCCGCCGCAACGGTGCTCTCGAACGCTGCTTCTACCTCGGGGGTGAACTTGTCACTCATGACATCTCCTTGATATTTTTGAACTGCTTGAGCCACTGTTCCTGCTGCCGCTCCGATTGAGCGACCGCTTCAAACTGCTCGATCCGTGACTCTACACCGTTCGTCATCTTGGTGAACATCTCAAGAAAGTAGATGACCGCCTGCGCTTTGTCCACTGAGATCTCCTCCCGGGCTACCTTCTTGAGCGTCAACTCTCGACAGGCGGCCAGCTGGGATTGGAGTTCCTTCCAGAACAAAGAACCACGAACTTCTACTGCACTCATCTTGAGGCGCTGCAAATGCGCCCCATTCTGCTCTACGTAGTCGCGAGGGTCTGACTTCCCAAGCAACACTCCTTGGAGAAACTCTGCCAGCGGATCAGGATACTGCCTAGGCGGCAGAGGGTACAGATCCCTGACCTCTGCTTCCTTGCGAAGCAGAGTGCCCGAGAGCCGCCATCGCCATCTGAATTTGGACAGCGCGTTCCTTATCCCTTTGAACATCTTCGGGGTCCCTTACGTAGCTCTGGGGCGTGCCCAGACGGTGGAATAGATCCTCGACGATTTTCGGCTTGTCGATGATCATGTTGAACTCGGGATCTCCAACGAAGAGCCCGAGCATCTGCTTCATCCCCTCGAGTGCAGCACGGTCGAATGACCCGAACTCGCCCGCATCCACGAAGATGTCGATCGGGAAGTCCAGCTCTTCCGAGAACACCGTGGGTGCCGACAACTCGCCCTTCTCGACCGGGAGCTCCGTGCCCTGGTGGTCATAGGCACGATGCAGCTCGAAGCACTCGAGCATCGTCTCCTCAAGCACGGACCATGTCGTGAGAGCGGCCTCTAGGTCGATCCGACCTCCGACCTTCTCGTTGATCGTAGCGGCCTCATACGCGCTCGTCCGGGCACCGTAGGCCTGTCCCTGCGTATTGAGGTCAGTGCCAAGCACCTTCCGCACACGCTGGGCGATGTCCTCGATCTCGGCGAACATCTCAGGCATGACCGGGTTCTTGGCCACCTGATGAATCACGTCGGTCGGCTTCACATCCTCTTCGCCCGGATCGTAGTACCAGACGAAGCCCGGAGTTTTGGTGAAGTCCCCCTGGTCCCAGGTGACACGCCGGTTCGCAATGTAGCCACCAAGCGCGTTGATCCAAGCCTCGGCCAGCCGGACTACTCGCAGCTGACTCATGTGGTTGATCTCGTCAAGGGCCCACCGTGCCGTGCTCCGGCCATAGGGCTCATGGCCAACCTGCAACGGGGCAACCAACCGGTGGGGCGGACGCAGATTCGGGGTCGGCATCACGATGTCACGAAGCTCGCGACCATCGGGGCCGAACAGCACCAGGCGCTTGTCCGTGTCGGTGTACTGCTTCGATGTGATACGACCCCAGTACTGTTTGCACCACAAGTTGCCAGCGTGGAGCATTCCATCGTCAGCGTCGGCCGTGAGGCTCGCCGTGCTGGGGCGGTAGGAAGGCGTCTGCTGCAGATAGTTCTGGGAGAGTCCACTGGACCACCGGGAGGGTCGGAAGCTGTAGGTCGTCTTGTATCCGTTGAGAACGTCAGGCGCGTAGATCGGGCCAGCGCCCATATCCTTGGCCTGCCGGTTCTGCTCCTCCATGTACTCCACACTCAGGGGGAACTCCTCGATCGACCAGAGTGGCCGACCCCGTCGGTCGCGCTCATTTGACAGCCACGTGCGGAATACGTCCGAGAAATCCGTCCACGGTCCACGGTATGTAACTTCCTGCTCGATGTTGTGCCCAACGAACTTTCGCTCTCCCTGGTAATCGGACACTCCATTCTCGAAGACCGGCACCAGCTTCTCGCCGTACTCCTCGAGCCAGTACGTCTTGAGGATGATATTCCCAGTGCAACGGCCAACACGAGCATGCGGAACGAACCGCTGTCCCAAGCGCATCCGGCGCTTGTCCGCATCGAGCATTCGGAAGACTCTGTGTTGGACCCTCTCTCCCACGACCGAGGGGGCCTCGACGGAGAACGCCCGATTGCTCGCGAGGATGCTTCGGACGAGATTGGGGAGGGTAGACTCGAACCCGTAGAACAGCTCCGGCAAGACCGCGTCGCTCATCCACTCGGTGCCTGGCGGCATTCCCAGGCGCTTGTAGTTCATGTACACTTCGATGACGTTGGTCCAGTCAGGCTCGAAGATCTTCCGAGTCTGATCTGCTACCAGTTGCTTCTCGTAGACTTCATCGAAGGCCGTACTGCCGCCGGTGTAGGAACCCTCCGTAAGCATCATCTGAATCCCCTCAACTTTCCTGCTGCGGGCACAAATGCGGGGCCTTGTTTCGCTCTGAATCTGCCATTCGCATCCCACTCGCCGAAGCAGTTCGGGGTCGGGCCATGGTCCTTACGTCCGTACTCTCGTCGCGTGCGCTCGATTTCGGGCGGGGCCTTGTACCACTTTGGGTCGAAAGCGTCTGAGAAGGCGTCAGCCTCGTCGTCATGGTCTGCATAGTACAACCGTTGCATCTGATACACAAGCGGATGCACCCAGGACTGGTCCTTCGGGAGGTGGATCATCCCCTCCTGCCAGGCCCAACAGGTGTTGTAGATCTTGTCCCACTTGTTCTTGGTGCGCTCGAGAGGCCGGATCACGGGCATGTGAAGCTCTTCATGCTCCCGGATCAGACGGCGGATCCACCGCTCAGCGGACTCGTCGCCGGCACCGTAGCCGCGTAGCTTGTCGAACGTGATCAGCCTGATCCGGCATCCACGATCATGGAGCCGAAGCATCATGTCGATGAGCTCCCTGCCAAACTCGTCAAAGGTCGGATACCCAGTGTACCCATCCAGGCCCCAAATGTGCCCACCATCCTTGCCGGCAGCAATGGCCACAGTGGAGTCATCTCGGGCGCGAACGTAGGTGTCTCCCTTGCGGAAGGCGAAGTCGCAGTGGATTGCGACGTTCAGGTAGGCCCTGGGCGGGATGTCTTGCGGTGAGTCGTACCACGTGTTGCGGATCATCTCCGGTGTGATCGGGTTGTCTACTCGCTTGGCCGGCTGGTTCATCAGCTGGGTCTGGAAGTAGATCTCGCCCTTCTTGGTTGCCCGGACGGCCTCGATGCGCTCTTCGGGCCAGATGTCCGTGTAGACTGCACGCTGCTCCGGGGTACCAAAGTTCTCGTAGACCTCATCGTAGAAGACGGTCCAGCCAGCGAGGTGGGCGTACTTGATCCAGCCCTTCTCGTAGTCCCAGTCTTGCGGGAGTTCGCCCTCGGGTGCCCCATCGAGCACGAGACGCCGGACAACTGGCTCGATCTCCTCGCGGATGATCCGGCCGCAGAGGTCGTCGTCCCCGTAGCGAGTCATGATCAGCCACAGGAGACCGGTCTTCTCGGTGACGAAGTGCATGCGCAGGTAGTTGTCCCACACGAGATCGTTCCAGAAGGCGTTCTTCTTGAGTTCCTCTTCGGTCGTCAGGTCGTCGAGAATGGAAACGTCGAAGTGGCCAGACGTGGGGCCACCACGGACAGTGTAGATTCCAACGGTGGGGTCAGTCCGCGCAGTCTGCATGCGCTTGCTGGTGACCATACGCGACTTGCTCCAGTCGCGCCCGACCACATCGCCACGGAAGTTGCCGTAGAGCTCGCAGAGCCTGGAACCTGGGTACTCGCCATTGAAGATCTCTCGGATCGCAGCACCGAACTTGTCACCCATCCCCTTGTCGACGGCCGTCTGGTACATGATGGAGATGTCCGGGTCGTTCAGATTCAGGAACTCGACCATCGGAATCCCACCGAGCTGCGTCTTCCCAGTCTCTCGAGGCCGGACCTCCATGACCTTCATATGGGTCTTCTGGGTGCCCCTGGTGTCCATCCAGCGGCGCAGGAGGGAGCCTCGGGTCTTGAGGTGCATCTGGACTCGTGGGTCCATCGCAGCCGGGAACTTGTGCCCCAGCACCTCATGCACGTTGAACTGGAAGTCGCGCCGGCCCAGGAAGCGGTCAATGGCCTGGACGGCTTCTATCTTGGCCAGCTGCGCGGGCTCGAGAGTGTCCCGCTGGACTGTGGTCTGAAAGTATGTCATTCGCTTTCTGACACCTCTTCCGGCGGGGACAGCGGTGCTGGGAGGAGCTCGAGGAGCTCGGGGCTCAGTTCGTCGCGGAACTCGCCAAGTTTGGCGAGTCGGCTGACCATTAGCTTGTCGATGTTGTCGAGGCCGCCCGTGCCCAGGAATTCGAGGTTGATGTTGATGTTGTAGTCCGGCAACTTGAGCCCGGGCTCCACCTCGAGCTTGGTCTTCGAGTGCTGGCCGAAGGCGCGGTGGTTCTCGTCCTCGAAGGCGGACCGGAGCATCTCGTCGAGCATGCGCCGGAATTCCTCTTGGCCGATGTGATTGCCGGCCGCGAGTCGCTCGTTGATGGTCTGGCGGAATTCCTCAGCGGCCTCGGGATCAGTGGTGATTGCCTCGTCCTGTGGCGCGTTGGCCGGGCAGTCTGGGTCTTGCATTGCAGTGCGCAGGAGCTTCTTCCAGTTGGCCACAGTCGTCTTGCTGACCCCGTGCTTCTTGGCCAGGTTCCTCTCGCCTACAAGCCAGTCCTTGATGAAGGCGGTCCGCGTCTTCGAGTCTGCGTAGGTCGCCTTCGCCATGTACGAGTCGAGGTACGTCAGGGTGGGCGAATTGATGGCAGAGAGCGGCTTGAATGGGTTCTTCTTGGCCATTGGGGCACCTCAGAGGACAACGGCGAGGACATCGTGTTCGGAGAGGATGAGCACGTCCTCGTGGTCGATGCGGGTAGGTGTGCCGGAGTGCTTGCCGAAGAGAACGACCTGACCGACGGACACCTGGGGCTCGACGTATTTGCCGGAGGGGAGGCGCACACCGGGGCCGGTGGAGAGGACGGTGCCCTGCTGCGGCTTCTCCTGGGCGATTTCGGGGATGATGATCGGGGATTTGGGGTCGTGAGTGGGCAGGGGACGCACGATGAGGCGCTCACGGATAGGACGCATGGGGTCTGCTCCTTCGATCGGGGTGAAAGGGGTGCTGCTCTGGGGGGAGTATAGGCATGGGAGCAGAATTGGGCCAGAATTGAATTTTTTGCGCGGTATGTGAGGGTCTTTTACACCACCTCGCGAGGGGGGTGCCGGGGGGGAAGTCCCTTTGCGGACTATACGGTTCGGTACTGTCAACCTCGGGACGATGTTGTCCGCATCGGGACGGTCCGACCACGGATAGTACGGACCTTGACGGTCATACTGTGGGCCGTACGCATGTTGATAGTCCTCGTGCGGACAGTCCTGGGAGGTGCATTAGTCCTCCCATTGACTGTCAACAACTTGCACCACCCCACCATATACTTGTTGCCACAACGATTGTTCCCACAATGGTCCCCAGCTGGACTATCCCCTGGCCCGGACCTTTCACCTTTTGTGCGAGAAAAGATCACAGAATCGCACTAGCGGATCCCTGGGGCGGAGTTACCTTGCCATTGCTCCCTGGGGGACGGGCCACGGGCCACAAGGTCACGGGCCACCCCAGGAAGCAAAGTCCCGGTCCGCCGCTCGCATAGGGTGGAGCGGCCGGAGCCAGGAAAGGCACCGGACGGTAGCAAGGCCCACGCCGAGAGTGCCTACTGTGAGGGTAGGCGGGACCGGAGGTGAGTACCTACTACCGAGGCGACGGTGGTTCGATATGACCCACCCGGAACTGGCACCCAAGAGGCGCACGTCCTACACCGGCCTCGCCGGCCGTAGACGCGCCTAGTTCCATCCTCAGACCACGGGAGGCGCATCCAATGATCGAGCGTTTCCAGCAAATCTACAGTGTGGGCGTGGCTCTTCAAGAGTACGGTCTCACGGTTACCGGTCTCACTCGCGACATCCCAGTCATCGGCAACGCATGGCTCGGTGTCGCCTGCACGAGCAAGGAACTGTCGGGTCAACTCGGACAGAAGATCTGGGCCTTCACTGACAACGCCAAGCAGATCCGTGAGTCGGACCACCCCCGGGCGGTCGACATCGCATCTTGGCTTGAGACCTGCAAGAGTGCGGGTGCCACGTGGGCGTGTGGTCAGTTTGTCAAAAGCAAGCTGATGACCGTCGGCTTCGGCAAGGCGCTCTTCACTGCCCGTGGGAAGAAGCTCACGGGCGAAGACGTGGCCGACATGATGCTCGGCTACATCGGCAAGGAGCCCGTCAAGGGTCTGACGCACAAGGTGCTCCACACCGGTCTGCTGCGGGGTCATCAGGTGACCATCATGCAGTCGGCACGGAGCGAACGGCACTGTGACGTGCAGTTCCAGACTCGTCCCCCGAAGGAGGTCACCCGCCTCCTCAGTGAGCGTGGTTTCCGCTGGGATCGGTACAATGCCGTTTGGTACGGCCTGACCGAGATCCTCCCGGCAGAGATCGCAGTCCCGGCCACCCCCGCCAAGGTGGCCTAGTCCGTTCGACCAAACCAAGGAGAGTATCCGACATGTACACCATCGACCAAGCCCTAGAGGTGTTCCCCGACACTCGGCGTGAAGACTGGCGTGTGGCCAGCGAGTTCAAGCACAGTTGGAGTCGTGACGTCCAACGGCTGATTCTGCACAAGGATGTCATCTTCCCGGCTGGGCCGGAGACATCATCGTCTGGCATCGTCCGTCGCGGCAGGTTGGACCGGAGTGCCCACCTCGGTTGTGGCATCTTCGACAACCTGTTCCTCCTCGACAAGGCGTCTGTTGGGACCACCGACTTGGAGCTTCACTGCACCGAGCGCATCACGGCGCGGGACCGCTCCAAGCTCGTTCTCGACAAGGCGCCTGCCGACGTCGAACTGACTCTGCAGGACAACGCCGCCGTGACCAGCACCAAGTTCGTGTCCAAGTGGAATCTGGACGGGGACGCGGTGCCCAAGTGTGGCACCGGAAAGGCCATCGTCCGCCTCGGCGGCCGGGCCTACACCGGTCCCGATGTGACGGTCGAGGCCACCCAGCAGAACATGCGCATCGACGGTACCCTCATGCAGGGTACCTGGCGTGTGCCCCCGTTGGTCATCAACGGCACGCAGGACGAGCTGTCCACCACGGGACCGGACACGATCTACGTCGGCTGCGTGGCTTTCGCGGAGGCCGACTGGGAGGACATCTTCGAGGACGTGGGTGAGGACAACGAGTACACCGAAGAGGAGATCGCCGAGTACGAGGCGCACCTTCGACACGCCTTCGAGTGGCTCAAGGGCATGCGCGATCGTGGGATGGTGAACTACTGAGAGCAATTCCGACCACGTGCAACACACGGGAGTGTGTGGTACACTCCCGTGAAGTTGTACCCACCCAGGAGAGCAGACCAATGGCCATCACTGGCAGGAAGACCAGGGACGTCAAGAGGCCGTATGCCGTCTTCACCAACACGAGCGGCTTCACCTACCGGATTCTCAAGTTCTACGGGGATCCCACCAAGCCCTATGCTCGTGTGTTCCTAGCGACCAATTCGCCCTTCACGCACGGCTCCCTGGAGATGGGCGACGGCTACGTGACCGAGCTTGTCGGCTCCATCTGCACCGAGATCCTCGGTGAGCCGGCCGCACGAGTGGTCTACGACACCGGGAGCATCAAGAGCATCCTCAAGTACGTGCAGGAGCACGGAGAGGACTGAGGCCATGAAGATGGGCCCAAGACTGGGCCCGCCGCCGGCCATCCATCCACGGAGAGCACCGTGGGTCTGTCAGGCATGCGGGGCGGATGCACAGTCGGATGATCTGGGAGACATCCGAGATGAGACAGAGGACTATGACCTCGTCTTCATCTACAAGGACTTCGAGTGTCCAGCGTGTGGTTCGCGTTGGTCGACTCGTTGGCTCTGGGTAGGATCCTCCAACCCGGAGTGATGACACGAACCAAGGAGAGCAGACCATGAGCAAGAGCACAACTCCCACGCTGGCCAAGAAGCCTGGTGGGAGCCAGATCCTGAGTGATTACCCGAGTTCGCTTGGGAATGCGTTCGAGCGGGCGTACAACGCTGCCTGTGACAAGGAAGCCTTCCTCGAGATCGCGAAGGTGTTCTTCAGCGATCTCAACATCGAGATCGAGATGCCGCTGGAGGAGAACATCGTCATGGAAGGTGACAAGATCCTGTGGGCTGGCGGGTCTGGCATCGTGGTCGGGACCATGCACACCAAGGACCCGCTAGGGCGCACGCGGATCGTGTGGGCGTGGACAAACGGTGGTACCACGTTCAACTACATCCCGTGTGACAACTTGACCACTCCCGATGGGCGTGTGGTCACCGGGTACAAGCGGAATCCCAAGCTGGGATGAGAGAGTGGGGGCGGATTCGCTGCCCCCACCAAGAGTGCAAGACAAGGAGAGCAGACGATGAGCGACAAGAAGTTGGTCGAGATCCAACAGGGTGGCAGCATTACCACCACTTGGTTCAAGGAAATCGAGCGGGGATACAACCTTGCTCGATCGCAGGCCTGTGACAAGGCTGAGTTCGATCGGGTGGCGAAGGTGTTCCTCAAGGAGCTGAATCTCAAGGTCGAGGCGCCCCAGGCGGTGAAGGTCAAGCGCGGTGACGAGATCATCTATCGTGCTGGCACCGAGGACCAGTTCCACGCGATCGTGGTCGGGGTCGAGGTCGATGGCGATCGTCAGTGCGGTCCGAAGGTGGTGGTCCTGCGCAAGGGGAAGATGGCGACCTACATGACCGCCGGTGACCGGAGCTGGGCGCACTGGCCCGAGTGGACGACGAAGGATGGCAATCCTGTCTCGGGATACGACCCGAGCTGAGAAGTTCAATCGCTCAAATCAAGGAGAGCAGACGATGAAGAAGCAATTCGCACCCATCAATCCCGACTTGCACCACGGAGCCAAGTACTGGACGGAGAATCTCACTCGAGCCTATGACAAGGCTCGAGCCGAGTACAAGGGCAACGACACCGAGTTCGACAGGTTCATGGCGATCTTCCTCAAGGAGATCAACGTGCAGCTGGTCGACAAGAAAGTCACGGTCAGACGTGGTGACCGGGTGATCTGGCTCTCGTTCAGTGGTGGGAAGGACCATGAGATGGTGGTCACCGGTCCGTGGTCGCCTGGCCCGGAGCCGGCCGGCCTCGAGGGCGTGGTCACCAAGCCCTTCGAGGAATCCGGGTTCAAGCCGGGGCAACACAGTGCCGATGCGTTCAATCGGTACGTGACGGTGGACGGTGTGACCATCACCGGGTACGATCCGAGCTGAAGTGAGAGTGTCTGACGGGTGGGTCCGAATGGGTCGGGCCTGCCCGTTGGATGCAAGACAAGGAGAGCAAGCGATGGCAAAGTACAATGGCAGCGGTTACGGTGGACTGATGGCGGCAGCTACTGCTGGCTCGCTGGCACTGGTAGCTGCAACGATCACACACATGGTGTGGGCACTTTAACACAAGGCCTGGGTGCTTGCGTTCCTAGGCCTGGTGGCCCCACCGTATGCCATGTTGCATGGCGTGGGACTTTGGTTCGGATGGTGGTAGTGCTGCCTGAATGTATAGCATTCGGCTATACATGGGGTGGTACTGTTTCAAGGGAGAGCAGATCATGAGCACGAAGAAGAAGCTGGACGCCAAGGAGCTCGGGTTGGTGAAGCAGGTGATGGAGACGGAGGACATCGGAGGCTATCTCAAGGGCTATCGGCACCGGGTGTTGAAGAGGCTGGGGCCGGATGCCAGGCCTGCCATTCAGGGTGACATCATCCTGGCGAATGGCATCCCACAGTACGTGTTCAAGCAGGACTCGGTGGGAAATTTGTGGTGCTTGCGAAAGGCTGACTACGCAGGGTATGGCCCCGTGAGCATCGGGAACTGTTCGCATCTTGATGGTGCTCCGATCAGTCGGGTCATCGCCCGGGTGCAGGATGCAATCCACCCGAGCCAGCTTCGCACCGACTTCGCGGAGGCTGAGGATGGGGACTACCTCATGTACTACGAGGGTGGCCGGCCCAGCAACGTGAGCGGGAGGTACCTTCGGTTGTATGGTCCCACCAATCAAGCTGTTGTTGGGTTCATTGCGGTTCCCACCCTTCTCAAGGAGGACTGAGAGATGACCACAGACAACAAGCCGAAGCAAGAAGCCTACACGCTCGAGGAGATCGAGGCTGTGTACGAAGGAGATGCCGCATTTTTGACCCGAGACACGTTGCTGCACCGCCTCCGCGACAACCGCAAGCCCAAGGCCCGGCCTATGTTTGTGGATAGCGCGGTGCTTGTCAATGGGGGCGAGAGGCGCATTAACGACGTGAGCACGACACGGAATTTCGTCTGGCTCAGTGGCGGACACCATTGGAAGTATGTGAAAGATCTCACCCACCCCGACGGCGCACCCGTGAGCAAAGTGTACCCGCCCGTCAACGACACCGTGCATCGCAGTCAGCTCAAGACGTTCGACGAGCTGGAGGATGATCGGTGGTACGCTCGCCTGGTAGGCGGGAAGCTCAGTGGAGGCGCGTCTGGGGGTTTCTACAAGACGAGACCCACCAGCTTCAGCGACTACCTCTTCTACCCCCTCCCCACCGTCGAGGAGTGACGACGATGACTGACAACACCGACAAGAACCGTGAGTTGGCCGAGTGGGTGTCCCGAAGGCTTAGCGACGCAGCGATCCATGGATGGGTTCCAGAGGGAATGTACGTGGAAGTAGCCAATAGGATCGCCCAACGCGAGGCCGAGATTCGGGCGGAAGCTGCGTCACGGGAACTGCGTGCCCACCTACGCGGATGGAAGCTGGGGCGGCAGAACAAAGACCCGATGGACAAGCCTCGACTTCTGGAGTGGCTGGCGAAGGGAGGCGACAATGCCTGAACTAAGCGAGCGAGAGAAGCTGGTCGAGGAAGTGGCGGTGATGGTGCGGGATCGCGTGGTTGATTATCACCGCTGTCTGTTCAAGGAACAATTGGCAATGCACACCCGCCGTGAAATCAAGACTCAAACTGGAAACACACTCCGCGAACTACTCAGTCCAGAGCGGATCACGAAGATGTATGCGGAGTTAGGGGGTGAGCAGGCCGGACAGATGCACCACCCAAACTGTGACGGGCACTTCTGCCATCCCGAGTGCCCGGTGCCTGCGATGTGCGACTACCTCGGCCACCCGAGGGAGATCGAGCGTATAAGGGCTGAGGGGGGGTGAGCAGGCACGGGAAGCTGAGGACTCGGGCAATGTACGGAACGACACCGAGGAATCAGTGCCACCCGATCAAGGTACCCGGACCGTACCCGGTCGTACTGAGCCTGCTGCCCCCTGCAAACACTGTCCACATGAGGCGCACGCACATGCAACTGGAGAGCAACCATTCGAGAAGCTGGAGCTAGGCGGCGGATGCTGGGCAGAGGGCTGCGACTGTCCCGGCTACGAACCCGAGGAGGGAGGTGAAGATGAGAGAGCTGACGAAAGCGGAGAAGCGAGCGGTCACTGAGTTCCGGGCAATGCTGTCGCCGAGTGAACTCATAATCGTGCGTGGTGCATTGCGTACCACGTGGCATGAGGACGACGAGCTTGGGGTACCGAGAGAGCGGTACCCTGTGCTCGAGTCCGTAGCAAGAATGGAGCCTGACTATGACAAGTGAGAGAGGCAGGTGCGAGGGCACGGTGGATGCCAGGCACGCACCAATCAGGTTTGACACGTGGGATGACAAGTGCCCGCTGTGCAAGGTGGTCGCTTGGGCAAGGGAGCAACACCGGCGATTCGCGGTGTTCGATGAGAAGGTGGACGACATCCTCGAGGAGATCAGGGAGTGACCAGACGTCACGGAGAGGAGACTATGCTGCTGACAAGGAGAAGCCACAAGTCGATCAAGTCCTTGAAGCATGGAGAGCGGATCGCTGTCATGTACCTACCGAGTGGTGCACCAGAGGTGTGCCCGTGGGCAACGGAGGGATGCAGGACGCACTGTCTGATTGACACGGGCAGGCTGCCGATGCACAGGGCGGCGCAACGGCGCCGGCTCCAGCTCATGAGGACAGCACCGGGCGTGTTCTGGGAGATTCTGAGAAAGGAGGTGAAGGGCTTCGGGTCGAGACACTCGACCCCGGTGGGCATTCGGCTCAATGGGACGAGTGACTTCGACTGGGAAGCGGACCCTAGGTTTCAGGAGTTGGTTGCGGCCGAGGGAGATCGTGTGCATTTCTATGACTACACGAAGAATCATGCGAAGTTGTTGAAGCGACCCGTTCACAAGCAAACCAGCTACCATCTCACCGCCAGCTATCACGAGTTCATGACGGAACAGACGGTCGATGCCCTGATCAGCCGAGGCTACAACGTGGCCTTCGTGTATCGTGGTCGCATGCCGGAGTCATTCATGGGATGGCCAGTGGTGGACGGAGACGAGACCGATGCCAGGTGGTTGGATCCGGTAGGGGTGGCGGTTGCACTCAAGGCGAAAGGAAGCGCGATGAAGGATGACACCGGCTTCGTAGTCGAGGCCGACGAGGTGGAGGGATACCAAGCCAAGGCGGCCAGCTGATGGTGGCCGGGCTGGTAAGCAAGGTGGTCAAGCTGATCCAGGGTGAGAGTGCGGTGGACGATCTGGTCGAGTGGATCAGCACCTCGAGTGGTCGCCACTTCAACTCTGGCCCAAAGGCGGGTGTGGCCAAAGCTATCTCGGGGATGAAGCATGGGGAGAAGCTGATCATCAGGGCCGGTAGTGGAGAGGCCGGCCTGGTTGCCCAACGGTGGGTGCAACAGGCACCCGACACGACCGATGTGCTGGGTGCTGTCAAGACTCTCCTCTCGGTGGAGGGCGGGAAGTGGTGGCTGATCAGACGACAAGCCACCGGCCGAGCCATCTTCTCGGTGATTCAACTCGATGAGCAGGAGGTCACACCGGAGGTCCAGCGATGGATGGTAAGCAAGTAACCAAGCAAACGGAGGAACGGATGAGCACCTTGGACAACTACACCCAACAGCAGGATCTGGGATACTCGAGCGTGACCTGGCTGATGCGCCGGGTGGGCATCGACCCCAAGAACCTGCCATGGAGATGGGATGGTCACAAGCTGACCACCCACGGCGGCCACGTGCTGGGGACTCAGGGAGACCCGGAGTACACCCAGGTTGAGCGCCGGGCTGGATGGCGCCGGCACTACGAAGGCCGCCGTCGGTACCTGAATTGGCTTCGGGCAGTCGAGTCGTGAATGGTATGTCGGGGGCCGAATGCCCCGACCTTTACTACCTAGTGGTAGTAAAGGGGCGACACGGAATGGCAGAACATGCCATTTCCGGGGGGCTACGGCCCCATAGCCCCACGATAAAGCGTGTCACCGGGGTATTGCGTGTCTCGGGTGGGTGACACAGAAAGGGCCCGGACCTCCAAGCGAAGTCCGGGCCCCACCCACCAAGGAACCAACCACCCCGAGCAGGAAGGAGGCTGGCCGAGTGGAAGATAGCATCAAGTCGGGGGTGCCTGCAACCGGGAGCTCCGAGTGGTACACGCATTGGCAGTCACTGGGCTGGGACGGGGCTGAGCTGCAAGAGCTCGCCGAGGAGGGGCGCGACCCCGCGGATCCAACTCTCCTACCGTGGGAAGGCCTGCCCGAAGATGACGAGGAGCAGGCGCCCTCCACGTCCCAGCCCTTCGTTCCCTTGGCTGACATTCCCTTCAAGCCCCGGGAGATCGCCATCGCCCCGTTTATCAGGCAGGGGGATCTCGTCTTCCTGACCGGCGAGCGAGGCACGGGCAAAACGACCCTGGCTGCCGACATCATCTGGTCCTCGGTCGGCGATAGCGGGCCGGTTGGCGGCCGGATCGGGGCGGGGGCGTTGGTCGCGAACCGAGACCTTCTATACCCCCGAACCGTGGCGATACTCGACGGCGAGAATGAGGGCCAGGACTGGACAGAGGCGTTGAACGACACTGCTCTCGCCCGGGGCCTGGCCCTCGACTCACCCGAGGTGGATGCCTTGCACAAACGGGTACTCCACTGCCCGAGTGAGGAGTTCAGCCTCGACCCCAGCGAGCCAGAGTATCGTGTCGACATGACACGATTGGTCGACGCCCTGGTCGAGATCAACTGCGGGCTGTTCATCATCGACCCGCTCCACTCGATCTACACCACTGACCTCAACAGTCCAGAGTGGGTGACCAAAGGGCTGGGCCCACTCCGCAAGATGTGCCGGTCCCGAGGGATTACGGTCATCGCCCTCGCTCACACCAGTCGTGCCTCGAAGGACAAGCCACTGCAGAACACGTACCTGCCGGCCTACACCAGCAAGCAGGAGAACGAGGTCGACTGTTGCATTGGGCTCAACCGGAACAAGAAAGAGAACAAGCTCACCTTGGTCCTAGTCAAGCGGCGAGCAGCCAAGTGGAACATCGAGGGGTCGAAGGCCCACCTCTACTTCAGCCTCACCTTCGGTGGGTACAGCAGCTGCAACAGTGATTGGCTCTTCGAGAATCCGAACAAGGATCAGACCATTGTCATGTCGGATGCACAACAGCGGATCCTGTGCTCGGCCTACTCGAAGGCCAATTGGACGTTCGAGATGCTGGATGGAGACAGGGCCCAGGTGAGTCGGGCGGTCAAGAAGATCTTCATCCCGTTGGAGCTGTGTGCCCAAGTCGGTGGCACCGGCAAGAAGGGAGACCCGAGGGTCTACGCTCTCACGGAAAAGGGGGTGAAGCTGGCAGAATTCTACTTGCATATCGAGTGAATTGAGTTACCTTAGCAACCTGCATAACCCCAACCAAGGAGACGAGATGGCAGGCCATCAGTGGGCAACTGCTGCCAAGAATCTTGGCATCAAGGTGGGCGTCGGAGAGCCAACGCCCGAGGCGTTCGAGGCACTCGGACTACCTACCAACCCCGATGTCATCTACTTCACACGACCATCATCCATCGACCGCTACGACGAGTGCGGCAGGCTGGAGTGGTTCCCTCGCAGTATGGGTCTCGTGCCCGACCGACCCGAGCCGACGTGGGCCGACATCGGGAACGCTGGACACGAGGCTTTGCATGCTACACTCAAGGATGGACCCGACGAGGGCAACAGGGTGATCAACGAATGGGCCCAGACCCTCGGGCTCAAGTGGACAGAGTTCGCGGAGACGAACCGCAGCGTGTCCGACGCAGCACACAAGGCGAGCGAGCTGGTCAGCAGCTGGCATGACGTGTTGCCGAAGCGAATCCTCGAGGAGCTCGCACCCTACGACCCGACGGTGTTGCACACCGAGACTCGGCTCTGGATGTGGATCCCGGCCACGGCTCTCGGTGCGGTGATGCTTGACCCGACGGCTATCATGGCGAGTCATGATCCCGACGGTCAACAGCGTGGCACCGTGTTTGGCAAGCGCGGTGTGTGCCTGCTCCTCACTCCCGATGCCATCCTGACGACGAACGTTGGCACCATGATGCTGCAATGCAAGACGTCGACCGACGATGACATCAAGGAGTTGGGAGACTGGCTGGCCTATGGGTACAGTGACACGGCCTACCTCTTCGCAGGCGACCTGCTCGCTTTGCAAGAGGGGTGGGCTCCCGTCCGTGAGACGGCACTACTCATGATCAGCAAGGAGCCACGGCCGGTCAAGCACGAGACACCGCCCCCGAAGACGCTGCTCACCGCAGCGGAGAAGGGGCACATCAAGTTCGACGTCAGCAACTACAAGCGGTTGGACTGCACCGACAAGCAGGCCGAGCGGTACGAAGACATGTGGTCGAGATGGTCGAAGGCAGCACACGTTGCCAAGCATCTCGCCGAGACGTGGCCGAACCGTCTGGTCAGGTTCCAGCTGGTGGCGCCGGACACCGAGGAGGTCTGGAAGTTCACCTTCAAGGCGCTGCTCTGTCGGTTGCACGCGATGATCCATACGCTTGGCACGGACGCTCCCCTCTACATGATCCCGATGGGGCACAAGGCCTGTCGCCTCAAGTATGGCAATGGGTGGTGTCCTTACAAGAGACTGTGCCTGGGAGGTGACATGCCGAAGGGAGACCTCGAAGACGAGCCTGACTGGAAGGACGCCGAGGATGACTACGTTGACGAGGCGCACCAGCAGTTCGTTGAGTACCACGTTGACAAGATGGAGAAGGCAGCAGAGAAGGAGGACGACTCTGATGAATGATGTGCTGGACCAATTCAGCGATCGACCCAAGTACCTCGACAAGAAGTTCAGTGTAGACGACCGCTACAAGAACTTCCTACGGGTGCAGCCACTCGAGCAGCCGGAGGACTTACCGTTCGATCCGTACACGGACGCCGCCCGCATTGCCCTCGCCCCTTGGCGAGAGAAGTTTGGCGCAAGCACCATCATCTGGGACACAGGGAGCGAGTGCTTCAACATGTGCCAGCGGTGGGTCTCGATGACAGGCAAGGGTGGAGCGGACGGTCCGACGTATGGTGACCCGGACGATCCGATGTCGGCTGAGTCCTACAAGGCTACGAGATGGCAGGACTACCAAGATGGACAGGGCCAGACCCTCGCCTTGATGAAGCTGTGGGCACGAGCTGCCGCTCGACAGAACATGCACATGATCATGATCGGTCACCGTGCAGCGCAAACCGACAGCATCAAGCGGGGCAAGGAACTGACCATCGTGACCAACGGTTACGGTGTGGACATGCCGGGCCAGAAGTACCTGTTGCAGACGAGCAAGTACTTCGAGGAGTACCTGTGGATGAGCGACGATGGGTACGACGAGCCCGAGATCACGCTCCACCTGCGCAGTGATGGAAAGCACCAGACCAAGTTCCGCTCGATGTCGAAGGACGTCGAGACCAGCTTGCCCATCCCGTTCGACTACGACGAGATGGTCGAGGTCCATCGAAAGATGGCAACGTGGAGAGGCATCGACTTCTCTGACCCGCAGGGCCGGCGATACTCGATGTGTCTCTATGGGAATGGGGGGACTGGCAAGACTACACTTGCCACGTCGCTCCCACCCGAAGTGTTCGAGCAAGGGCCGGTGGTCTATGTGGCCTATGACCCCGCGTCCTTCCACCTGAGTTCAACCTGGCCACAACTCTTGGAGGAGAACACCAAATGACCAAGAAGTCCGAGCGGCATATCCTGGGTGAGGGTCGTGTCAACGAGCTCGAAGCCCGGGGTGTGGATCCCCAGACCATCGCCGAGTTGCGAGCGAAGGGCATCCTGCCCCCACCTCCCGACCTGGCGTGGGTCAACCGATTCCCGAAGGAGGCGCACAGCGCCGCCAACAACGTGCTCGACGCAGTGGCTGAGCTGAATTCGCAGCTCAGTGGCCAGAGCGTCGTGCTCACTATCCGTGGAGCGAACAAGCGATGACCGAGAATACGAAAGACCAAGACTTCACCGTGGATCCCGCACTCTTCGACATCACCGAAGACGAGCAGAAGGAGATCGACGAATCAAAAGCCAACTTCTGGGTGTGCCCTCCCGACAGGGATGGCTTCGTTCCCAGCAAGCTGTGTGAGGATCCCGACGAGGACAAGGACGAGCGCCAACAGTGGTGGTTCCGTGAGCTCCTTGGGATCGTCGAGTCCCGATGGGTCAAGTCCAGCAGGCACGCTGGGTACGATGCCGTCATCGACTACGTCGTGGTCGATCCCAAGTCCCCGAACGCGAAGCAGTCCGACTCCCTGTGGATCCGTTTCGACCCCGACCCGGATCACAAGGAGAAGTTGACTCGTGCGAAGTCCCGGTTCATGGATCTCGTTACCGCTTGCGGCAAGGAGATGGCCAAGAACCCGAAGAGCGGGCGGCCCTCGATTCCCATCACCTTGGAGAAGGCGCTCAAGGGCTCCAAGTTCCAGGGCCTGTTCCTCCAGGGATACGAGGAGCGGTGGGACTCCGATGCCAAGCGCAAGGTGCCCGGCGAGTACGAGCCGGTGCGCAAGCTGGTCAAGTTCTACAAGGTCAAGAAGGCCAAGTAGCCCACGGGGTGGGGGCTCACAACGGGCCCCCACCCGCACCAAGGAGACCACCATGTCCAAGTTCAGCGATGTCGCAATCGATTTCATATGCGACCTCACGAATCAACTCATGAACGAAGCCATCAAGGAGTTCACGATGCAAAAGAAGATGAAGCTAGCCCCTGAGCACGGCGCAAAACCAATCACCACCGCCCAGCTCGAGGAGGGAATCCGCAAGTCAAGAGTCACCCTCGGCTTTCTCGGCGAGGCGACACTGATCCAACACCTGGGCCGTGAGTGGGTGCCGATTGAGCCCGAACCCGTCCGTGTCAAACGGGGAGACACGATCATCTACGACGACCAGCATGGAGTCAAATACGAGGGAGTCGTTGTGAACAGATGTAGCGATTACGTACTCGAAGTGTGCCGCACCCTGATCGTCGAGGCCCGGGCCAGCTGGGTGAAGCATGGGCTCACCTGCTACAGGTGCAAGAAGAACGGGGCCTTCGTCAACGTCAAGACCAAGGGCGGCAGGCGTGTGATGGGAGTGGAGTAGGCATGAAACAACCAGACTGCGCCAACTGTCCCCTGAACAGGGACGAGCATTGCCCGCCCAAAGTGGCGGCTGATGCGAAGCTGGTCGTGGTCGGTGAGGCACCCGGGCGGAATGAAGTCAGCCTGGGTGCCCCGTTCGTCGGAAAGTCTGGCACTACCCTGCGCTCTGCGCTCACTGGTGCTGGGCTCGACCCCGATCACGACGTCACCTACGTCAACACAGTAAACTGCAGACCGCCCGACAACAGCGATCCTCCGCTCAAGGCGAAGATCTGTTGTAGTCCGCTGCTCGAGGGCGTGCTTGAGCAGAGCAAGGCACCTGCAGTCCTGGCTGTTGGGCGGCACGCGACCGATAGGCTCGTCGGTCGTGACTTCACGGAGCTGCTGCTCAAGAGTCGGTCGAGCTGGGATGGGTACTGCTACCGTCCCGACCGAGAGTTCAACACGGCTGGCGTCTTCGTTGGCCGGGCTACCCAACCGAGTACCGACCCCGAGGATGTGTACAAGAGCGGGAAGCGGAAGGGCCAACGGAGGGAGCACCGAGTCGACATCAAGCTGCCAGTCCCGACTGACGCCCGGGCTGTGGTAGGTGCGCTCCACCCTTCTGCGATTCAGCGGAAGGGGTTCAAGGAAGTACAGCGGTTGCGGCAGGCCTGTCGTGTGGCCAAGCAGGTCATCGACGGTCTGCCCATCTTCGACGGTCCCAGCTTTTCACGGGCGGTCGAGTTTCCCCACGAGTGGAAGGTGCCAGAGCAGCCAGTCGACACGGCCCTAATCGTGGACATCGAGAACAACGAGCTGTCCATCACACAGGTTGGTCTTTGCGAGGTCGACATCTTGGATGGCACCATCCGGCAGATGGGCAGCTGGGACTGGAGCCCGGCGCTCAAGGCGTTGCTCCAACGGGTGCTCAGTGATGACACCCCCTACTCCAGCATCGTGGCCCACAATGCGACCCACGACTGGCTCTATCTCATCGAGGAGGGGGTGGAGTTCAGCGAGGCCAAGACCATGGACACCATGTTCATGGCTCAGCTGGAGGCTCCTGACCTGCCCAAGGGGCTGGGGAACATGTGGCGGTACCTGCCGCCTCGGGTGCCCTGGAAGCACCTGGGGCACATCACCGGGTACGGGGCCCAGTACAATCTGGATGACGTCCACACCGAGGCACGCCTGTTCTTCACCCTTCACCGGATCCTCGAGCGGAAGGGCCAGCTGCGCCTGGCTCAGCGGGTGACGCAGGCCATGTTCTCCATCCGGCGGATGAGCATCGCCGGCCTGGGCATCGACGTGCCCCGGCTCCAGGCCTGGAGTGAAGAAAAAGCGAAAGAGCTCGAGACGCTCTCAGAGCGCCTCTCAGCCCTCAAGCCTGACGTGAGTCCAAGTAGTCCAACCCAGGTCGGCCACTGGCTCTTCGAGGAGTTGGGCCTGCCCATACTGAAGACTACGGACACGGGCAAACCGTCGACTGAGGAGAAGGTGCTCCAGCGTCTGCTGCCCCTCTGTGAACCCGAGGTCCGGGAGTGGCTTGAGCTCAAGCTGGAGCGGGGGCACATCACCAAGGCCCTCTCCACCTGGGGCCAGGGCTTCGTAGACAAGCTGGACATCGACGGTGTGTTGCGACCTAGCTACGTCCCGTCCAGCAAGGACGGGGGAGAACTGGGCAGTGCGGCCGGGCGGCTCAGCTCGAGTCCCAACGTCCAGAATATACCCGCGAAGGTGCGATTCGCAATCGTCCCTGCGACTGCTGGGTGGGTCATGCTCTACGTGGACTACAGCGCCATCGAGAACCGAGTGATGTTCCAGCTGGCCGGCGACACGGATATGCTGGCCAAGCTGAACACGCCCGGGTACGACCCACACATGGAGAACCTGGCCATGGCACACGGGGTGCTCACTGACCTCTGGCTCTCCGACCCGAAGAAGTGGGGGCACCGGCTGCGGGATGGTGTCCCGATCGACCCGGGTCTGATCGTCGACCGGCCCAACATCAAGACGTTCATCTACGGCTACACCTACAACGCGGGCGACGACAAGATTGCCAAATCCCTGGGCATCAAGCGGGTCGAGGCTCGAACGATCCGAGAGGGCTACGAGACGTTGCATCCACTGGTGGCTCAGTGGAAGCGGGAGGTGCTGCGGGAGGCACGTGGCAAGAAGTACCTGCAGAACGTGTTCGGCAGGATCCGATACTTCTGGGCGGTGATACCAGACGTCCACTGCCGCAACTCGGCGGTCAACTTCCCGCCCCAGTCTACGGTGGCCGACATGTTCTACACGCTCTTCCCTGACGTCGAGGCAGGCCTGCGCGAGAAGGCGGGTGGAGCTCGCATCCTGACCCAGGTACACGATGCGTTCTTGGTGGAGGCGGCGCCCGAGTACGTCAGGGCTGCAGCTGGCGTGCTCAAGGAAGAGATGGAGCGGGAGTGGCCACAGGTCGCACCGGGCTTCAAGGTGCCAGTGGACGTTGAGGTCGGCTGGAACTGGGGTGAGATGACTTCCCTCGAGGAGTGGGAGAAGACCCATGGCTAAGAACAGGAACGACTACAAGCGAGACTACATGGCCCGGGTCTACCACCGGCGGGTGGGCGAGGGGATGTGTACGAGGTGTGGGAAGCGCCAGGCCAGAGTCGGAAAGCGGCAGTGCGCTCTCTGCTCCAAGAAGGTCAATCGCGAACGGCGTCGCCAACGCGCCGGAAGACGAGGCGACTGAGTTCCCACTGTGCGATGGTGACCGGGTTGATGTGGGTGATGGTGGAGAAGCACCCGGCTGGAAAGGCTCGGACTCCACGGGGCTTGCCCTCATCATCCCGGTCCCTCGCCAGATGCACAGTCATGTGCCCAGGCTTCCACGTCTCGCCAAGCCACCCGATGGTTTGCACTCCACTGGTAGGGAACTCTCCCCAGTCTTCATTCCAGTCGATGTCTGAGTAGTCGGTGATGTCGTTCCACTCGACAACGACGGGGGCGCCCGCCGGAATCATGACCCCCGCCATTCGTGCCAGTAGGGCTCGAGGTGTTCCCAGACCATCGCGTTCACACGGCAGTCTGATTCGCATCGCTTTGCCAGACGCCTGATGGCCAGCGGATCGAGCGCACGGGACGCGGCCCACTCCCACTTCGAGGGCTTGTCCTTCTGCTCCCCGCAGTGGAAGAAGTCAGCAAGGTTCTCCAAGCTGAGGCCCTGCGGTCTGCCCTTGAATCCGTAGCGGGCAACGAGGTAGGTGTCGATGTGATGACGCTTCGGCAGACGCTGCTTCATCCCCAGGCCGGCAAGCCGACCACGTAGGTAGTGGGTATCGAAGCTCTTGGTGTTGTGCCCTATGAGCACACTGGCCTCTTCAACCTGCCCGACTGTCCACCTGAGCAGCTTGCGCTCTGCAGCGTCGGCCTGCTTCTCGGTGTTGGTCTTGCCGAAGTCGTGGATGGTGCGCGTGACGTGTGTGTCGAGGGCGAGGTCAAGGAAGCTGGCCACGATGAGGCGGCCCATGAATGTCGTGAGGTCGGTTGTCTCGAGGTCCCATACTTTGGCGTGAAACGCTGGTGTACTTGGCACGATGTCCCTTCCGGTAGAGAGGGCCCCACGGACCAGAGCCCGTGGGACCATAGGAAGAATAGTTAGAAGCCCAGCGTTGGGCCACTGCTCCCAGTCGTTCCCTTCTCGAAGGCGTAGGGGCCTTGGGTCGTGACCGTGGTGTCGCCGTCCGCATTGACGAGGAAGTAGGGATCAAAGCGGATGACGTACCACTGGTTGTTGGGGAACCCACACGAGCCATCGTAGAGTCGCATCGTCAGGGTGTCGGGGTCGGCCTGACTCAGCACACTCAGACCCGTGACCTCGTTGCTCAGGTAGTCGTCGGTGGCTGCGTCCCATAGGTAGACGTGGGCACGATCCGTATGACTTTTCGAGAACGAGAGGTTGGGCTTGATCGAGCTGCCGGTCCACGGTACTACCGTCGTGCAGTTGATCCACACCGCGATGCTTGCATCGTTGACTGCATTGGCACCCGCGTTCTCCGTGCGAATCACGAAGCTCGCATCGGTGTCGGTTGCGACAGGCGTTCCGCTGGTGTTCTCCACGTTGTTGATCGTGAGAGCGTAGCCCTGATCGCCCGTGAGCGTATCGAGCTGGAGCACGACCGACGTGTGCGACTCGACCTTGGCGTCGGTGATAGAGGGACTGCCAGCTCCCGTGATGGCGTAGTTCGCGGTGTCGCTTCCGGTCGTCTGGTCGATCTCGCTGTCGAAGAAGATCTGAACCTCGGTCGTCGAGATCGGGATGACCTCGGTGACCTGCGGTGCAGGTGCAGCCGCACCCACGATCCACCCCTCGGGATCATTCGTGGCCACGTACAGCGCGTTGTACTCGTCAGCGGTGGGCAGCACGTTGCGAATGAACATCTCGTCCGCGTAGCCATCCCAAGCGTCGCTGATCGTGTTCCAGTAGTACGACCCGTAGATGCCGATATGCCCAGTGGGCGTGCCCAGTGAGTCGATCTCGGTGATGGTCGTCTGGGGCTCGTTGCTGATGTCGCCGACACTCAGCTCTGCGCCGTCGAGATAGACGTGGACGGTATCGCCCGCAGCATCGTTTGCGAACCCGAGCATGTGCCAGGTGCCGTGGGTTGGCCCAGCCGCAGGACCAAAGCGCATCGTGATGTCCTTGGGATCAGTGCGGCCATCGTCACGGTAGGTGGGCCAGTGGTTCGGATCTCCACCCGGATCTGCGGCGAAGTACCAATAGCCGGGGTCGGCTTGGAACATGAAGTCGGTCGAGTTGTCCGTGAGGTAGATCCACCCGGCGAACCCGAACTGGCCATCGTCCGACAGGACCGTGTGGTCGAGTCGAATCGCCACGCTGTCGTCCTCGGCCATGCTGTAGGCGTAGCCGAGTTTCCCGGCCACACGCCGATCAGCATCCCACCCAACGCGTCCGGCGCTCGCGCCCTCCCGAAGCGAGAAATCGTTGCCTCCCTGCCCGCTGTCGGTGAGCACACCGCCCTGTGGATTGTCCTCGAAGTGGTACACGCCCACCCAGTCACTCGGCCACACGGGATCGGTGTCTGGGCTCACCGTGTCGTAGACTCGGAACTTGATGCCCGTGTAGAGCGAGTCAGCCAAGGCCCAATGGCCATCAACGGGCAGGTCCGTCGTCGGATCGGTGTCCTTCACCACGCGGAAGGGCCCATCGCCGAGGCTGTCGGGAATGTAGATCGGCATATCGGTCGTGGTGCCGGTGAGCGTCGGAGCCTGGAGTGTGGTGTAGGTGCCCTGCGGTCCAGCCGACATGAGGATCGCAGCCGAGTAGTTTGCCAGGTCGATGGACGTGATCGGGCTGCCCGTGTCGTAGGTGCCATCAGTGCCCACGAGATAGTAGGTACCGCCTAGCGCGAGGGTGACCTCCGTGGCCGCGCTCACATCGCTGCCGTTCTTGTTGCGGTAGACGACCGTGCCGTTGTCGTAGTCACGGCTGTAGATGCGGCAGGCTTGGCCCTGCGGATCGGTGTCATCGTCTTCGAGCTGCGGTGCGCTCTCCACCGGATTGCCGAGATCGACGTGCTGGAAGGGCTGGTCCTCCTGACCCATCCACGTCGCCCAACCCACGAGCGGCGGTGCGTTGGTCCACTTGTCGGGCATGAAGGCCATCGAGTCCGGTGTGGACTGGTAGCACAACATCGCACACCACGACTTGTAGAGTTCGTCCACCGAGGCGATGGCTTCACTACCGCTGGGCTGCGGCGTGAAGTGAGGAATCGTTCCAACGTCCGTAAGGCCACGGCACAGGTTGTAGATCAACGGAATGTAGCCGGTCGTGGTCGCGGGGATCGTTGGCTTCGGATAGAACTCCCACGTCATGTAGTCGGCAATGGGTCCGTTGGTGATGTAGGCTTTCCAGAATCCGTAGGCCGGACCCGGATAGTATTTGCCTCCATTGCCGACGATGATCTTGCCGGGGGCTCGCGAGTCGCGTGCGGCGTAGAGATTTTGGTACTCCTCCAAGAGTCCCCCAGTCGTCGCGCCCGTCCCGAAGAAGTACCAATCGTTGAAGGCTGTACTTCCAAACGTCGCGTTGCCTGGGGCCTCCTCGACGCCACCGCCACTCAGGATGCCGGTGATATTCCATCCCGTGAAACTGGAGTTGTCGAGCCACGCCCCATAGTAGCCGTGCGTTCCGTGCGTCGAGTTCATCTGCGTGAAGATGTAATCGACACGGGCGTCTACTTGGTCTTGGCTATAGGTGGCGGGCACGAAACGCGCCTTCACGTAGTTCCACACCCGCTCACCGGCCAACGACTCCACCGAGTCGGTGCAAGCATAGGGAGGGCTGGAGTCTTTTGCCGTGCAGTGCCAGGTATCCTCGGACCAGTGCATGTAGAAGTCACCCACTGAGTCCACGGTCGCGTAGTTGCCTAGGTTGTCGGCGTAGAACGACGGCACACCCCCATCGTCGGTCATGGACGTGTAGATGAGTGTTCCTTGGTAGACATCGTTCGCGTCCACGAGAGAGTCGTTGGCGCTGGCCTCCATCGCTACGCTCCATGACAGGAAGCCCGCGAGGCTGTCACGGTTCGCAACGCCCAAGGCCGTCCCATCGTAGGTGAAGGCCGCGATGATGGGGCTGGAGGTCGCCAGCTCGCCAGACGGCAGCGGGCCAGGGCTGCCTCCAGTCACGACCTCATCGCTCGTGAAGGTGGCGGGGATGTTCGTGCCCATTGCATTCCCAGCAACGTCACTGAGATAGGAGATCCGCAAAGTGTAGAGGATCTCGCTACCGAAGGTCTCGTTGATGTTGATGTCCACGGTGGTCGAGTTCACCGCGTCGATGGTGTCGAGTGTGAGACCATCGCCAGGGGCGAATGAGTAGAAGTAGTTGATGTTGTAGAGGCTCGTGTTCATGGGCTCGTTGAAGACCAGACGAACCGTGTTGGAATCGACCTGGGTAAGCGACAGAGGACTGGGCGGATACACGTCGGCCCCGGTGAAGTCGTCACTGAGACCAGCCTCGATGACCTCATCAGCCTGGGTGAGAATGGAGTCGGCGAGACTGGCGGTGTAGTTGCCGCCCTGGGTGATGTTGTTAGAGGAATCGAGGATGATCGTGGTGGAGTTGAACTCCGATGCATCCGCGAGGGTGAGCCCGGGGATACTCCACTTGCCCGTGTCCGCTGCACTCGGGATGTAGACGGGCTCGGTGAATGTGGCGATCACGGTGTTGCTGTCGATCTGAGCGATGTCAAACGTCGCGCTGGAGATCGTGCCCTCGTAGATAATCGGGTCGCTCGTGAACGTCGCCTGCGTTCCTCCCAGGATGGCGTTGCCGTTGGCATCCTGCACGTTGCTGACGGTACAGGTGTAGAGCAGCGAGTCGCCCCACGTGGAAGAGATGTTGAGGTCGATGGTGTGCGCATCAACTGGGTCGATACTCGACGGATAGCCAATGCCGTGATCGAAGCTGTAAAACACAGTGATTGCATAGAGCCCGACATTCATGTCTTCGTTGAACGTCATGCGTACCGTGTTGGAATCGACCTGAGCCAGCGCGGCGATCCTCGGCTTGTAGACATCCGCTCCCGTATAGGATGCGCTGATACCGGCAGGAACGATTTCACCCGCCTGTGACAACATGGTGTCCGAGGTAGAAATTGAATACCCCATGTCCTCACCAATGTTACTAGCAAAGTCGATGATCGTAACAGTAGAGGAGAACGCCGTCACGTTGCTGACCGACAAGCTCCCGCCGTCCCACTTGGAAACGTCCTCACGTGTGGCGCCAGGCATGGGCTCAGTAAACGTAACGACGATGGTGTTCGAGTCGGACTGGCTCGTGACTGCGAAGGTAGCCAGGGAGATTGGATCAGTGTACGCAGTGGGCGCAGCAGAGAACCTCCCGTCCTCACCAAGTGTGCGTCCAGTGGGGCGCAGCAGGCCGGGCGAGGCGAAGAACCCCGACAGCACAGCAATCATGGGTAGAAGTAGCAGGAGCGAAAGGCGCTTCATCGTCATCCTCCGATGGGTGAGGCCACATAGACCTGCCCGAGGTAGTAGGGGAATTCGGTCGTGTTTAGGTGCTCGTCTCGTAGCTTGATGTAGACATCATAGGTGCCACCGTTACCGATGTAGACGTCAGTGGCGATTGTAGTAGAGAACGTCGAGGACCATCCTGTATCGTCGTTCACCTCACCGTAGTAGTAGATGCGGTATTCGCTGGGCTCGTTAGCAACACCGCCTGTGATCGAGAACTGGAGATAGCCAGTGCCAAGTGTAGGCACGGTGGTAAGCGTAGGCGCAGTGGTATCACCCACCGGAGTGATAAGCCCAGCAAAGGTGATCTGGGAGATGCCGCTCAAAGTGGAGTCGAGACTGACACTGACGGTCCCGCCCTCAAACTCTCGGGTGTAGCTGTGTACACCACTCCCTGGCGTTCCTACGGCCGTGACGGCACCGATGGCTGGGCCCAACTCGGCGTTCATGCTGTCCCAGGTAGCATCGGTGAAGTCGCCAGGCACAAGATTGGTGGAGGCATCCACGGGCCGATAGCTGAACCATCCATCGAACAGCAGTGCAGCGGCCCGGCATGCGCTGGCTGACACTGACGAGAGCGTCTCGCTGTCCTTGAGGTCCGCCTTGAACAGCGGCATCCCATAGGTGCTTGTCCGGTACTGGTAGTCTCGATAATTACTGGGGTTTTGTCTCGTCTCCCACATCCACTTGAACACGTCCACCGGATCGTAGCTGGCCCAAGGCGTGATGGGGAAGAATTCCATGTTGAATCCGTCGAGGGATTCCTCGACCGTGCCCGAAGGCGCAAGCCACGAGCCCTGCCCATTGCCGATGAAGAAGTAGGTGTCGCCAAGCGTGGCACGCATCTTGTTGATGTAGTACCGCTGGGCTGCCATGAAGCTGGCCTGCTCGTCCGCATCACTCTTGTATCCCAGGCCGTCTTGATCGAGATCGAGGCTGTCGTTGAAGGCTATCCATTGGTAGTAGCCGCTCGACTTTGGGTTGAAGTAGTCGTACATGAATCCGATGGGCTTGTGGTCGAGCGCGAGGACCATTGAGGAGAACTCGGTCACCACCGAGTCGATGAGGTCTTTGTTGAAGATCGAGTCGCCCGAGGTTGGATAGCAGTAGTTCACCCAGTAGGCGCTGGGGCTGCCGTCCTTCACCCACGCAACCATCGAGTCGCCATTCACATCGAAGGCGATGTGTGGACCCATCACGTCGTATCGGTAGCCATCCCACGGCCGGGCCAGCCCAGCGTCGGTTGCAGGGACATGCCCGTAGTTGGTGTACATGATGTAGGCAAAGCTGGCGTTGCGGTCGATGAAGTCTGAGATGGCATACTGGCCTGTGTTGGTCATCACCCGGTCGTCAGGAAACTGGCACAGGCCATTCGCGGCGGTCGCAGCTTTCTCTGCTTCGGTGAGGGTAAGGGTAGCGAGATTCAGATCTCCGCTCGCGTCGTCCTGGCCCAGGAACGCCTGCTTGTTTCCTTCGATGACGCGTCGTCGGTACAACAGTTCCCCGTTGACCCCGGTGACGTTCCGAAAAAGGCCAGAGCCACCCAAGTGGCGTCCACCTGTTGCTGGTTCTGCCAGAGCCACCATGATGCCGCCCAGTAGCAGGACTGCAAGCAGGTGGAACCACTTGAATTTCATTGCATGCTCCTTACCGAGGGCCCCAGGCGTTCCACACCTTCGTGGCTGCGGTCCTAGTGACGAGGAACTTGTTGATGCCTCGCTCGCTCTTCCAGTTCAGGGTGTCACCAGCCCACACAACGATCGTGTCGTTGAGTGCGTTGCTCGAGGGGTTGGTGTTGAGGAAGACATTGATGTCGGCCGACACCGGAGCCAGAATCAACTGGCCCCGGGGTCGATCGAATGTCCGCCCGAACGAGTCCGAGCTTGCTACCAGCCCTTCCGGTGCCTGGCCGATGGATGAGTAGTTCGCTGCAACCAGAGTGGTCAGGGCACCAATCAGGACCAACGAAGTCAGCAGCTTGCGCATTGGATACCTCCTAGAAACTCGCGGTCTTGATGACGTCTTCGGCCGCGCCGGCAACAGTCTTGCTGGACTTGGCCAGGTCTCCAACGATCACACCGATGTCCTTGCCTTCGCCGAGGGTGATGTCATCACCGCCGGGTCCGCCCTCGTCAACAGCAGCACGGATAGCCGCAGCCAGCTTCTGCCAGAGCAGACCGAACTCCTCGATGGCGTCAGCCAGCTTTCGCACCAGCACTGCATTGGCACTGGTAACCTTCATGCTCAGAACGTGAGCGATCAGGGGGAAGATGCTCGCCCCGAATCCGATCACGTCCCTGAGAGTTCCGAAGATCTTGCCGATGGTACTCATCGTTTCCTCCTACTTGTAGCGTGCTTGCTCGAGGAGCTCGTTGGTGTGCCGGAGCACATCCGTGAGTCCGTCGAGCCTTGTTACGGTCTTCACCTGGGTTTGGGTTACGACATCGAGGGTAGTGTGGAGAACCCCAATCTCCGCTTCCAGCTGCTTGTCCTTCTCCCCCAAGAGCGAGTCTTGGCGTGCCAAGTACCTCACAGCAATGGAGTTATCGTGACTGGCAAAGACCACGTCTCGGATAGTATAGCCTGAGCCCCCGATTCCAGCCACAGCCAAAACCATGGGCACCCACCAGTAGCGGCGAACGTGCTTTCTCTGGACGTTCGCTGTGATGTCATACCCACCGTTGCCGTCACTACTGATGTCAACCATTTCCAACCTTTCTCTGTTGGGGGATGTACACCTTGTTGAACTCTGCTGCGTCACCAGACTCGAGGAGCAACCGCTCGAGCCGCCTCACTCGAGTGAGGAGTCTAGCATGCTGGGCCTCACTGAGAGTGAAGTCGCGCATCTGCAGCCCGCTGATGAGCCGGAGCAGATTCTGTGCTCCGCTACGAGTATCGCCACTTCCGAAATCTCGGACCATGTCATCGAGTCGTGCGGACTCAGATACCATGCGACCGAGGAACATGCCTTTGAACAGCAGGTACAGACGTGTGCCGTTGGCCGTGTACATCTTGTCACCGCGTTCATTCGTGACCTCTTTCAGCTGGAGCCATTCCTTGAACTGCGGTGGTAGGTTGCGATTCATGGCAGGGCCCGTCCGCCCGAGCCAAGCGCGGCCTCGGATACTCTGGCCGGTGAAGCTATCCATCCCGTATGCGAGCTCGAAGGGCATCTTGAGCAGTGGGTGGACCATGCCGATCATGCCCTTCATCGTCTCGCCCAGGCTTCCAGCCCACAGGATGTTGATGTTCTGGATAGGCAAGTCGATGTTGCTGATGTAGGTCGTGCCCTTGTCATCGTCTCGCAGCTTGACTGTGGCCTGCCCTCGCAAGTAGTCAGGTAGCACATCGGCATGCGGGCCTCGCTCCGAAGTGAGCAAGCGCCCCTGCGCACCAATGAACCCAGGCCGATGCTTGAGGATGTCCCACTGCAGCTCGACATTCTTGGCGGTCCACGTCCAGAATGGGAATATACGGCGGAAGACGTTGCGTGCAGTAGGGCTGAGATCCGTGTAGTCGAAGAGGAACTTGTTGACCTGCATCGCTGCATCCACGGGCGAGTAACCGCGTCGACGCAGGGTAAGGTAGTGGACTGCACGCGCCTCGTTCTCGATGTACTGCGGGGCATTCATGAGTATGCGTACCGGCTTGAGTCGATCAAGTCGTGTGGTCCGCGCAAACCATGCGGGCAGGTCGATGAGGTTCCGCTTGCCAACCAGCTCGGCCGGGGCCATGTGGTCAACGTTGATCCCAAGTGCCCGCAGCTCAGATCGGAGTTGGGCATAGAGAGCTGTCTCTCCATAGGCCGTCTTGAACGTGCCGTCCAACCCGCCCAGGATCTTCATCGCCTCGATTCTGGTCTCTGGATTCAGGATGGCCAGGTTGATGTCGGCTGCTGACTGCACAAGGTTGCTGCCCCAGTTGCGGTTGTTGAAGCTGGGGAAGTACTTGGTCACGCTCAGCCGGAACGTATTGTTGATGAAGTCCGTGATTGCCAGGATCCGCTTGACCTCGGGGTTCTGCTGCCAGATGCCATTGTAGTTCTCCAGGTCCTGTGCAATGCCCTTCGGCAGCCACTGCTCCCGCCCCTTGAGCGGCCCGTGTTCCCACTTGTGGTAGACGTAGGGCTGGCCAGCGTAGGTCAACGAGTTCTCCGGGTCCACCTTGAGACCCTTGAGCATCTCGTCCACCACACGTCGCCCATGGGCAGGGTCGATGGCAGCGATGCGGTCGCCGTGCTGGGACAGCAGGGAGATGAGGTGCTCAGGGTTGTTCGCCTCGGCGAATGTCTTCTCTAGGAAGACTGCCTGCGCCTGCGGGCTGAGCTTGTCCAACTCAGCATCGTACATCTCGCGTAGCTTCTTCTTCGCGAGCTGTGTCTTGGTAAACATGTGCTGCTTCACAGCCAGCCCGCTGCTTCCCTCACCAGCCGTCTTCGGGAACACATCGTCTACACTCATCCGGCTGTTCAGGATCTCATCGGAGACAGGGCGATAACCGTCAGGCGTGCTGAGCACGTCATGGCCAGTCTCGCGTGCAACGTGAGACCAGAACATATCTTCATCGGCTCCGTCCAGAGCCTCGAAGAGATCCTTTGCTACCTGCTGCACCTTGTTCGGGTTGGTACCGAGTTGCACCAGAGCCTCGGCCTCGTCCAGGCCAGCGTAGACCTCGAGCTTGCTGGGGTCCTGCCAGAGCTCAAAGGCCAGCGTGGCACCGCCCTCGCCATCCTTGAGGCCACTCCGGGAGAACAGCCGTTGCAATGCCTCGACTGACTGCTTGGCGTCCTCCACATCCAGAACCTTGGGCTCCTTCGGAAGCCGGACTACACCAAAGTCCCTCTGCACCTTCCATGGCGTATCGAAGGTGGCGTCACCCAAGGTCTTGTAGAGGTGGCCGTCTGCCATGATCCAGAAGTCATGGTTCGGGTACTTCTCAGCGAGGGCCGCGTTCACCTTGTAGAAGTCCTCGGTGACATTCACGTGAGGCAGATTGCCGATGAACTTGTTGTAGAGCCATGAGGAAGTCTCAAGATCCTTTCCGATGTCTGCCAGCGCATCCAGGCGGTCCATGCCCTGGAGGTCCGGGAGGTCGTCGATGCGGTCGAGCGTCTTCCCCATGTACTCACTGAGCTTGTCCAGTGCTTGGGCTGCCTCAGACTCGGAAAG